TAGTCAATTGAAATGGTTCCCAGCCAAAACTCTTTAGTTCATCTTCAGACAATTTGCCCGTATAATATAGCCATTTATATCGGGTAAGTTCCTTCAATTCACCCTCCAATTTAGTCAATAGGAGTTTCTCGTCTGTATACAGTACAAGGTATTTGTTGTGAATTTGAGGAGTTCTTAATGATTCAGTGTCTAATTCTGTCTCATCAAAATCCATGTCTATTTTAACCATTTTCTTTATTTCAGAAAAATTCATAATAATTTCTCCATATCAATCTCTATAAGTAGTAGTTTCTCCTAATTTCTCAATACGAAATGTAGTAAAAACAAAAGACGCTTGAACTATAATAGGACGAGAATCTACCTCAGTCGAATTAAATTGCCATCCACCCAAAGACACAGGAAGTACATCACTAAACACCACTTCATATTTGGGAACAAATGCACTATTTGTTATTATAATTCTTGCATCAGAATAGATATCATCGTGGGGAATAACGGGTCCACTGTCTTTGGTTGGAAGATTAGTTTCATAATTAGCAAGGCTTTCCATCCAAGTAAATATCTCTGTCCAATTTTTCAACGACTCATCGAGTAAAAATGATAAATTCAATTGCTCAAAAGTACATTGTGTACCTGGTCGTTTAACAGATACCCCCATTGATGTCATTTGATCGGAAGTACCAAAAGAAAGAGATGGAACATTAACACTCTGACAAAAATATGTCATAGTGGGGAGTCTAGTGAATACCACTTTGAAGTAATTTGAATTTATATAGTTATTAGTATCTGGTTGGTTTCTATTAATAACACGAGAAACGTCGGGCATAAATGGACCCGTATATCCACCAGTCACACCATATTCAATATAATCTACCATACAAATATAATCTCCATGTAATAGTATTTATAAAGAAAAAGGGGAGTCCTAAATGGACTCCCCTTCATTCTTACTTATTGGTTAGGATCAGAGTCCGTAACCAGTATTACCGTGGAGGTTATTAACAGTGAACAGTCTATAGTAGACATTATCGGCATTTCCAAGGGTTGGACTAGTTCCACCACCACCCTTGGCGAAGGGGTTAGCAACCATCCCATAACGAGTCTTAAACCCGATCTTGGGCTGGAAGGTGTTCTCACCAACCGCTCGCACCATCTGGAGTGGAACGTATGGGCAGTAGAAAATTCCAGCGTCGTATGGATTCGTACCGCGATAACCAACACAAACGAAGTTTGCATCAATCTTGCTGTATGGATCAATATAAACGCGAGTCTTACCATTTAGGACACCTGCAAAGGTGTTACCAGTAGCATCAACCTCAAGTTGCTGATTTAGAGCAGGAGGGATATTAAGGAATACACCCATTGCGAGGCCTGATGCAACATCTGAGGAGCAGATTACGAAGTTACCCTTCCCGCGGCGTGTTTCCTTGGCGATTGCGTTACACTCACGCTCAATCTGGAACATGAGTCCACGGAAACGCTCTGCACTCCAACGTCCGTCAGAGTCAATATTAAGATCATAAGAACCAGCACTGAACAGGTCGCTCTGTTGAGCGCCATTTACTGCACTGGTGTAAATCGTGCGAATGAGTTCTCGGTTAATTTCAGAAAGGATTTCAGTGCTAAGGATGTTAGCGAGTTCAGTCTCAGCATCAAGACCATGAACTGCTTTCAAGTCCTGTGCAAGTTCCGTGGTGTACTCAGCCTTGAGGGCGCGAGTTCTGGCTTCGACGGCTACTCGTTCAATGCTGAATGCCATCTCTCGGAATGCGAGAGTACCAGCAGCAAGTGTACCAGTTTCTTGCTGCAAACCTTCAGCAGTTGCTGTGAGCATTGCACGGAAACCAGTGAGCGAGAGAGATCCCGTTGGATCAATACCAGCAGTTGCATGAACTGGGGCTCCGGTTGCAGTATTACCTGCACCTGAGAACTTAGCAAATGCTTCCTGATACAGGGCTTCTGTGCCAGTCTGGCTATCGTAGCGAGCGCGCATTGCAAAGATCAAACCCGTTGGGGCGCTCATTGGCTGCACACCTGCAATATCGTATGCCATCAAGTTAGGCATTGCACGACGAACAAGACTGATTAAAATTGGATCATAACCAGCAAGATTACCTGTACTCGAAGACGCAGCAGAAACACTGAAACCACCACCCATAGCATTCGTGGGTGATACTTCATGGAGGCTGGCTTCCCGAAGTGCAGTCTCTTGATTCTCAAGGAGAACTGCTGTTACTTTACGCTTATATGAATCTCCAATTGGATTGAGATCCGGATGTCCTAATACTGGACTCCATTTCTCTTCCAACATATCATATGTACTCATTGCTTGATCTGCCATGTGTTTTCTCCTCTGATCCTTTCTTAAGATCTTAGTCTATTTTATGTATAAATCTTATTTCTTTGAGATTCGTGAAAGTGTATTCATATACGCACTCATCACAGGATTCTCATTCAATTCCAGTGTTTCAGTTGTACCAGTCTCAACCTCTTCTTCCGTAAGAACAGGATTCTCTGAGAAGTAATTATCCTTTATTACCTTTAATTTGTTCGCATATGAGTCGGGATCTTCATACTCAATACCTTCTGCAAGAGAGACAAACTTTTCAATTTCCATGTCAGTCAAACCGTTGCATGCATGTTTGAAAACAAGTCCCGCATTAACTTCATTGAGTTGTGAATGAAGTTGCATGTTATTTTCAATAAGTTGATTGGTGTATTCTACTAATTGATTATATTCAGTAACAACCTGCTCTGATACGTCAACCTTAGACTCTGGAATATCAATATTATTTGCTTCAAATAGTTCTTTGAGTCCTTCGATGAAGTTTTCAGCAATCTCAGTTCGGATACCTTGCTCGACAGTTAGTTTATTCTCTTGGAGCCATGTATCAACAACATACTCAAGATACTCATCTAACTTATTAGAAAGTTCTGTACTTATGCTATCAACCTGCTCATCGAATGCTTCTTGATATTGTGTATTCATGGTTTCTTGAATATCTGCTACTTTTGATGAAACAGCGGTTTCAAATATCACTGAAACTTTATTCTGGAAATCTTTACTAAGATCTTCACCAGCAAAAAGTTTACCAAAATAGTTTTCAAGGTCTTCAGCCTGAACTTTCGGAGTAACCTTCGGAGTCTTGATAGATTCTCTATTTCTCTTAAATTTCTCATCCGCATCAGGGAGTTCTTTAGTTTGAAGAACTGGACCCTTGCCCTCAGTATCATACACCCCACCACCCTCGGCGTCGTGTTCTACATCATTATTTACTTGGTTATCCTTTCCACCTTCTGAAGGTGGCGCATAACCAGGGGCTTGAAGATCTTCGTCAATCTTAATTTCTTCCATTACTGAAACTCCTTTTGGACTTTTTGATATCAAATGCTACATTATTTATTTATAAATTTCAAAGTTTAGACAGGAAATTTTGGAAAATTTCCATTGCTTTCTTTTCTACCATTAATTTGGGTGCTTTTGATAATTCTTTATAGTATTCATTAATTTGTCGTTCCTTGAGAATTCCATTATCCCAAACCCACTCATAACCTTCCATGATACCATTAACAAATGCAGCAGGTGCAGATGGATCTGCAACTATATCAATCGCAGAAAGTATAAAATCATTCTGGACTTCATTAATTCCAGACAAATTCTTCTTTAATGTCCCCATCCCCCTAGATGATACTCCCAATTTTGCACCTTCATTAATGAGATTCTTTGCAATATTTCCCATAGGGGTATCCATAATTTTTGCTTTACCGTAGATATTATTACCTTCAACTCTAAGGTCTTTAATAATATGAGATACCCTGTCTAGATTCACACTAGGTCCCTTGGGATGATTCAATTCACCTAAAGCACGATTCTCAATAACATATTTCTTATGATATCGATTTACTTCATTTACTAGTGTTTTTAGTGGGTATACTCTACCGTTACGATTCTTTGTTTCAGCCTGCATAAAAATACCTTCAATGAAATGATTCTTTCTGCCATTATCTGTGTCTTCTATTAGACATTTAACATTTTCTGTCATTTCTGTTATTAGTTTCATCTATTGATCCCTTATTATTAATTATTTATGATTTTTGATGTTTCATCGACTAGCGCTCCACATCTGACCCGCGGTGAGCGCGGCGCGGACAGCGGGGTGAAGAGAAGCAGCCGTGTTAATAGCCTGTCCTATAACAGGAGAAGGTTGGGGAGTGGGGGTAGCAGTCCCACCAACGGATTGTCCTGATTTTGGAAGGGCTGTAGACATTTGATTTCTACTTCCCCCAGGAGTTGCAGGATTTCGCATTAATCTGGGTTGTGTTCCCGCCTTTAGTCCCATCGATGTTCTACCGAAAGTCGTATTCGGTTGAAGTGCGGCATCGATTTCAAATTCTGGTGGTCTATATGAAGGATGCAACCGGCTGCTACTGGTTCCTATTTGACTTGGTATTCTTGTGTTTCCACCAATTCCCATTCCTCTACGAGATTGTACTAATGTTGTACCCCTACTCAATGCACTCGCTGGGACTTGAGTTCTCTTTATTCCGGGTTGAATGCCCATCATAGTTGAAGTAGAATCTAATTCCTGGGGAGTGAGGTCCTGTTTTAATTTCTCCCATTGTGCAGCATCTCTATCTTTTGCTTCTTTACTACTATAAACACCAGCAGCCCTCCACCCCGCATCTTCCCCATTTTTTATTTGTTCTAGTGGTTTATGTCCCGAGGGATCATACTGCCATGGTTTATAATTCGGATTGGATACTACGGGGGCGGTTTCTGTTATATTTCTTCCTGATAGTTTTGTTTGTGAAAGTCGTGTTGCGCGACTCGCCCGGTCTTGTCTCGTCTGCACCCCACTGGAGACGCTCCCATGTCCGAGAACCTGATCCTGAACTGGGCTCGCTCGCTTCCGCCACCGGCTCGCCGCCAACTGCGGGCGAGTTGGGGAACTACGCCTCCGAGGTGCAGCGGCTGACGACCGGGTGCTCGGTGATCTGTACCGGTGTGCTGGTGCGGCGGGTCGTCGCCATGTTTCCGGGGAGTTCGCACCATACCTCTTACTCCTTTTAGGTAATCCTGTTGGATTCCTTCCTTCATCAGAAGGTTCATATGGCGGGTTCGGCTCAAGACCGAGGTTTCTGAGTTTCCTGATTCCTTGTATATATCTCCTCCTAATATAGTCCCCTGCTCCCACCAACCCAACACCGATGCCTATTGAAGTTTTTGGATGCTTCCGGGGAAACTGCTTTGCACCCCTTGATGGTTTATTTC